CAATGACCGGGACGCCCCGAGCCGCGGCGCGGACGCCACCCTCGATTGCCCCTACATTCTGGCCCTGCGGAATCAGGTCATCGAAGGCCCCGGGCGCACTCTGTGCGCTTCCCGGGATCAGATCGTCGAACGCGCCCATCAGAAGTCCTTCGGCACGGAGACGCCACTCTTCTTCAGGCGCTCGATGACCTTATCCTTGGGCGCGCCCTTGGCGATGGCGTCCTTGGCCTGGGAAAGAATATCGGCGCTGGCGTCCTTGTCCGCCTTGGTCTCCCTGTCGAGTTTCGCGTCTTTTGCGATGGTATCGATGGTGATGTTGGTGGCGCCTTTGTAGCCCACCATGGAACCGTGTTCCTCGAAATACTTCATCGCCGCGTTCTTGGCTTCGCCGGCCTTTTCCATGGACGAAATGAGACGATCCAGACGGCCCGCGTTCTCTTCCTGCGACAGCAGCGGGTTGTAGGACCGCGCGATCAGACGCTCGCCTTCCTTTTCGGTGAACTGCGCACCCAGAACGATACGGAGATTGCGCTGCACAACCTCTTCCACGGCCTCCTGAGCGGCCATCGCCTTGGGATGGGTCACGGAGCGCGCCTCGCGCGGGATCATGCCGACGAGCGGGCCGGTAAGCCCGGTTTCCTTCGCCAATTGCTCCTTCACGCTTCGGAGCTGATCGATATTCTTCTGATAATCGCCGTAGGCACCCTCGACAACCCAGGAATTGTAGGTATCCGCGGCCTTCTCGTCCGACTTCTTCTGGCCCGGCGTCAGCTTCTCGCCCATCTGCACCAGCGGCTTTTTCTCGATATCGATGCCGGTCTGGTACTGGTCCTGCGTGATAAGCCCCTTCCGACGGTCGGACTCCAGCTTGCCGATGCCGGTCATGGGCTTCTGCGCATCCGCGGCCTTGCTCTTCTCCGACAGCACCTGGTCTATGGACAGTGCTTCCATAACCCTGGCATTCAACCATTGCTCGTCATACTGCGCTGGGGGAGGATTTTTGAGTTGCTGCCCGGACGCCTGCATTTTACCGATGGTCTGGGCATACAAAAGCGGGCGCTGCTCCGGGGGGGCCTGAAGGATCGGCAGAGCAAGCTTGGCCATACCTTCCGCGCCGCGCCGCGCTTGCTCGATCTGGGCCTTGTCTGCTGTGCTGGCAAAATCGAGGATGGCTTTGGCTTTGTCCGGCGCAATAGCTACCAGCTTCCTCATCGCAGGCGTGTTGGCGAGCCTGGCCGCCTCACCGCCTTCCCCCGTGGGCGCACTCGGTGCGCCTTCACCGGCAACCGCACCCTCCGTGCCGCCGCCCATGGCTTGCCCCATCAGGCCCTGAACCTGCTCCTCCCTGGCCATTTTGGCCTCCAGGAGCTTGTTTTGCAGGTTCGACGCCTTCAGGCTGGCGATGGTGGCCAGAGACCGGCCGAAATCGGGCTGTTGTACCGCGAGTGCTGGGAGTTGCATGTCAGGCCTGCAATGCGCTGTAAAGCATGTAGTTGTTCGCCGCGCCGGTCGCTGCGTTGCCGATGCCGGCATAGCCGGACGCCCGTGCAGTGGCTGCGTTCTGCAAGGCATTGCCCTGCATCTGCCCGCCCATCATGAGAGAATTGGATATCCCCGACGCGCTCTGCGCCCCCGCCGCGGCCACAGAGCCCGTAGCGGCCTGCCCTATCCCCGCCAGCGAAGACAGCCGGTTGGCGTAGGTGTTGAACTGCTGCGACGCCATGCCCTGGCCATAACGGGTCAGCTCCCGTGCGTACCCGCCGCCCCTGAGCCCACCGCGCGCGGCAGCGGAGCGGTCCAGCGCGTTGATGCCCTCATCAAAGGCGAACTGATAGTCCGGGCTTGAGCGGAACTCGTCGTAGGCGGCGTCACGATCCGCCGTCGAGGCGTCGTAATAGCGCTGCACGCCGGAAATCTGGCCGTCAATATCCTGAAGATTATACCGGTTGCCCCCAACTTCGTAGATCCCCGCCCCCTTGCCTTCAAGCTGGGACATCGCCTCGCTGACTTCCCCGCCCTCAAGCTGACGCCAGCCGGAAATGCCGTAGAGGTCGGCCAGCTTGCCCAGCGCGCCGACGCCGACCGACCGATAGGGCTGGAAGTCCTGACGTGTCGTGTCGTACTGCCGGCGCTGTTCGCGGACAGACGCAAAGGTCGCCGCCGCAGATGCGTCCCCGGCAGCCGCCGCGCCTTCGGCCTGCTCGCTCGCGGCCATGTTCGAGGCCACGCCGCCGATTACCGCCGCGCCGACAACCGCTGCCGCGACCATCAGCCGATCCACCTGGAATAGGTCATTTCCACTGGCTCATACCCCAATGCTTTGTAGAGTTTACCGCAAGGCTTGTGCAGCTTCTCGCCAAGAAACGAGCGGTTTACACCGCGCCGCTCAAGCTCCATCCCAACCGCCCGCCATAATGTCAGGACCGGCCACGCCTTCTCGTATTCGGGGAGGACGTTCCAGATGTCCATGATCGCGGTCAGGCAGGTCTTGTAATGCAGGCCAGGAGCAATAAACAGAATGACATAGCCAACCATCTTGCCCTGGTCTCTCAAGACAATGAACGAAAGCTCGCCGGCCTGCTCGCGCGCGAAGTATATCTCCCACTGCGGGTCGAGCGGCACCTTGTCCTTGTCCAGCGCCAGCTTTTCCCAATGCTGGTGGATCAGTCCGCGCAATTCTGGAACGTTCCCAATGAACGACTCCGGCGCGGCGGTTAACATGGCCACTTGCGCAGGTCGCACATCAGGTGAATGCGGTCGTCTGCCGAGTTGTTCTTGACCTCGTGCTCGGCGTGGGCGTCAAACCACCAGGTCTCGCCCGTCTGCATGTTTACCTGCTCCCCGCCGCAGTAGAACATGCTGCCGGGCAGGCCTTGAACGACAAGGTGATACCTGGCTATGTCGCCAAGATGCACGTAATCCCCCTGCACGTCCGCGTGAGGGGTGATGCGCCCGCCAGGGGGTATGCGGCTTATCACAACCCTGCCCAGATCGTAGGCCCCCAGATAGGCCATCAGGTTGACGATGAGCGGCTTGGCCTCCGGCAGCTTATTGGCCGCCGGGTACCACACCGCCGAATGATCGTTCTGCACCGGCTTGTGGTCCTCAAGATCGGCCGTCCGCTCCTGCGCCGAATACCGCAGCCAGATATCGTCCACGTCGATATGCGGCGTGCCGGCGTATTTCGTGCGGTACTCGTTCTGATTCCACAATTCCGGCTGGCGGATAAGCGCGTGGTGCAGCGGCGTCATGTCCAGGCCGCGGCCGATGAGATGGAAGTGCTTCAAGACAGCGTCACTTTCACCCACGCCGACGTGTCGTGATTGTACACATACAGGTCGTTATTCTGGAAGTCGAAGACCAGCGGCGCAAACCCTGTCCGGGTCTCCGGTACGGCCGTTGGCGCGCCGTCCCTGGACGGTATCCAGAAGTAATCCATGGGCGCTACGGCCCGCCAAAGCGCCGTGAACCACAACTGCCACGCCGTCGCCGGGCGGCCGTCCTGCCCTACCAGAAGGCTGCGGTTTTCCGGCTGCCCGAGGGCCGGCATCAGTTCGCGCCCATCTCAAGGGTCGCGTGGGCAGCCAGGACACTACGTTTCACCGCGTCGGCAATGGTCGCCCGGTAAATCCTCTCACGGGCTTGCCCAAGCCGTCGCCAGATCAGCCGGTGCCGGTACTCGCCGATCTTGCCCAGCGAGCGAAAGGGCTTGCGCAGGCTCCACGTCCTGCCGCCGTCGTCCGAGTAGTCCAGCCACAATTGCGGAGACCCGCCAAGGGTCGTGCCGACCCCGCTCTCAATATCCAGCTCGAAAGAGCGGTGGAAAACCCGCTTCCGGTCCTCATGGGTCGGCGGGCCCGTGAGAATGCCCTGCATGGTCACCCCGTACTCGGTGAAGGTGTCCATATCCAGCGCACCCATGCGGCCCACGAAGGCATCCCCCACGATATGCTTGCCGTAGGCGCTGGCGTAGGCCGTGCCGCGCCAGTAGGCCGCCCCAAAGCTCTCCCGCTCATGCCACAGACCCGTCGCGGCGTCGTATACGAAGGTCCGGCCGCCGGCGGGAAACGTGATGTGGTAGAACTTATGCCCGGACAGGGTCACGAAGAACGCATAGGCGTCGGAAACCGTCGAAAACGTCCGCAATTCCTCCTCGATGGCGTGCGTCGAGATTCGTTGCGGCGTATACCCTTGCGCCCGGTAGATAATCAGGTCCTCGCCGAGCCAGAACAGCGTGTTGTCCTCGTCCGCGATGGAAAACGCCGCGGCGCAGCCTCTTTCCAGGTAAGCCCCCGCGATGCGCTCGAACGGAAAGTCGGCATTGCCGGAATTATAGTATATTTCAATGGTTTCCTCACCGAAAACCCACAATTCACGGTGATTCGAGTAGACCGCCACCACGGCGTCCGGCCCGCCCTCCGCATCCGCAAAGTCGGTCGCGCTGTAGCTCAGCCCGTCATCGATACCTGAGATGAAAAACTCGCTCGTGCCCTTGCGGTTGAAGATGAAATAGCCGTCCTGAAACGTCACCGTGTCCGCCGGCTCGAAATCGTCGTCCGTGATCTGCTGCAACCCGCCCACGGTGTCATAGATCCAGCCGTCTACCCCGTCCACGAAGCACAGTTGCTGCGGAGAAGCACGGTTGACCGCCATCGACACCGAGCCGATGAAGGTGTTGATTGCGCCCAGAAGGGTCTCCACGCCGGCTGCGGACACGCTGTAGAGCGCGTTGCCGGCCACGACGTACAAAACGCCGGCCATCGTCCTGCTGCCGCGTACGGCCCCGGAAAGGCCCTCGGCGAACGCCGTGGTGCCCGGCGCGTTGTAGACCACGACGGGCGTTTTGGCCTTTCCCGCCAGCGGCGCACTCTCAGCGAAATAATTGACGCAACGCTGGGCCGAAAACGGCAGCGCCCGCGCCGTATACGACTGGATCGCGAAGTCGATCTGCATCTATTCCATCATGGCCGGAGAGAAAAACACCGACACCGGCTCCTGGTCCCACATGCTCAGCGCCGTATAGAACGCGCCGGCCTGCTGCGTGATGTCCGCCATCTGCAAGGCTGGCGTGCCGTAGGACGTGCCCAAACGGCGGGCAAGGCCCCACACCAGGGCGTCGAGCCATTCCTGGGGCATGTCGGCGGTGTTGGCGGAGGTGTCGAAGTCTTCGAGGGGGAGGAGGCACGTCATGCGGACGCGCCAGATCGAGGAGGACGGGGCCTGCCAGACATAGACAGACCCGTCGGGGATGCGGGGGTGATAGTACAGCTCGTTCGGCCTGCCCACGCCCGTCTTGTTCGGGGTCTGCTGGTATTCCTCATGGGAAAAGACGATAATGGGTGTGTCGCTGTCGAATTCGTCGGTCAACTGCGCATCGATGATGCGAAGCGGCCGGACTATCTTGCTGGTGTAGGCAAAGACCTGATTGTTTTCAGACGCAGCGCCCGTCAGCGTGCCGGACAGGGTGATCGCGCCTGGAATGGCAGACACCGTGAACCAGTCTATCGTGCCGTCGTCCAGGACCACGCCGATATTGTCGGAAACCGCAATGCCGGCCGTGCTGTCGACCGAGACGCTGCCGGCCCCTAAGGCGGCATTCGCGGAAAGCTGCGTCCTGACCGCGTCGTCGATCTCCGCCGTATGATCCGTCGAGTTCGGGCCGATCCTGTAGCTGGCCTGCCCCTTGGACAGGAACAGGTAGCATTCGCGGCGCGACCACAGATGCGTGCCGGCGGCCTGCCAGGACTTGACCATGCGGTTCAGTTGGCGGGCAGCGTAAGCCGTGTCCGTCGCCGCAGGGCTCTCCCCCGCCTCGATGGCCCCGCACAGCACAAGAGCGTCGTTGATTATCTCGTTGCGGGTCAAATCGAAGTTCACGGAGCCGCTAGAGGTCATCGGCGCTCACGTCCCCAGGCTCAAGAAAGATATCCTCGCCCGGGGGGTTAGGATCGGGCACGGACTGGTCGTCCCGGATCGAGCGGATCAGATCCTGCGGGTGGCGGGCCTCCCAGGATTCCTTGCGCACGAGAAGGCCGTTCCATTCGGTGCGGCACTGCGAGCGGTAGTAGGTAAACCCGGTCCGGTCGCATTTGACCAGATAATCGCCGGGCTTATACGTCCGCTCCATCAGAACTTCTTCCGCAGTTCCAGCAGGAGGGTGCCAACATCGCCATCGCCAAGGCCGACGGTGGTAAAGTCGATATCGCCGGTCTTGCCGTCTCCGGCGTTGTTTATCACCCCGCCCGTGTGCTCGAAGTCCATGAAGCTGTGCCCCACCGGGACCTCCCACGCCACCTCGTTCGCGGTCGCGTCCCATTCCAGGGTCAGGGAGAAGCCCGTCAGGTCGCCGGTAATCGCGTGGAGCTTCACTTCCGCAGGAGACAGCCCGAGCGCGCTGACATCCACCAGCTCAGTGGCCGTCTCCTCGCCCGAACCATCGCCCGTTATGGCGATGTGCAGAACGACGTTGCGCTCGCCGTCGTGAAGGACGCGCGTTACGATATCATTCGCCATATCAGCGTTCTTTCACGACGAGGATGTAGTCCAGGTCCGTCGTTTCCGCCCCCGCCGCGCCGTTGAGGTAGCCGAAGCCAACCGCAAGCTCCGCACCGGGCACGGCAACGCCCGTCATGGTCGTGACGTGAACATCGTTGGCGAAAAGCTGGATATTGCCCTTGCCGTCGTAATAGGCGCCGAGCGTGAGGAACGTATCGTCGGCCAGGGTCGCGACCGAAGCGCTGTCCGCATCCACGGAGTTGTCGTCCACGTTGAAGAACACGCTCGCCGAGCCGTCCTCGGAGATGAAGGCGAAGCGCAGCGTGGCGTCCAGCGGCGAGGTGTCGGTCGAATGCAGGCCGACGATGAGGTCGGACTGGATCGCGTCGCCCACCTGAAGCCGGGCCTTGATCCACATCTTCTTGCCGGCTTCCACGAGGAAGGTCTCGGAGTCCCACTCGGCGAAGATGCCGTCGTTTTCGTCCGCCGCGGTGGTGATGCGGGCAATGCCCCCATCCGCGTCCGGGATGGTAATGACCGAATCGCCGGCGCCGCCAGAGGTAGCGGACAGCGTCCACTGCGCATCGATCGGCAGGGTGTCGAAATCGTCGAAGAACATGTGATATTTGGACGGGTCCAGGAAGCCCATCATACCAAGGGCCGTCCCGGGCGCGGCGTTGGTCACGCCGGAAGGGAAACGGGTCGGTGCCGCCATGTCGAATCTCCTGCAAAGCGTTCAGATGAACGCGGACAAGCCGCGCTTTTCAGGGAAGGAAGGGGAGGCCGAAGCCTCCCCCCATAGCCTACGCGCCGGCCGAGCCCACGATGCCGCGGGGGTCGGATGCGCCTGCGCTGTACCGCTCGTAGGAGGCGGCCTTGGCGTTCTTCGTGTCGAAATCGTTGTCCTTGTCGAACGAGATTTCTTCACGCTGGTAGCGGATCATGCCCCGGGGAGCATTGGTTCGCATGAACCACGCATCCTGGTCAGTCAGGTAGTGATTGACCTTGATCCCGCCAGGAATGGCGTTGGTCGCCCGCAGCACGTTGACCGCATTGAGCGCGGTATCGTTCTGCAAGGTCGACTTCAGGATGCGGTTGGCCTCGAACCAGAGCTGCCGCGGAACGATCAGCGCCTTCGGCATGAGATTGATCTTGAGCCCCCGCGTATTGGTAAAGCCCATGATCTGGATGCACATGTCCTCCAGCGCCGCCTCCGACAGATCGGCCGCCGGAGACAGCTCGATCGACCAGTCGCCCGCCAGAGACGGGTGATCGGTCGCCAGCAGCTCCTTGCCGTCGCCGTAGGTGTAGGCCGAGTCGAAGGCCCGGTTGTAGACGTTGGCATGCACGTTTTCCTTGGTCTGGCGCATGCTGAACGCATTGGCCCCTGCGCGGCGCTTGGAGACGACCTCGTAGAGGTTGTCCCGCAGCTCCTCGTAGGTGCAGATATAGCCCAGCGCGTACGCAACGTGCGTATACCGGGTTACATAGCCCTGCGTCTCGGAGTCGTAGGAGATGCTGCCGCCCTCGGGCTTGACCGGAGCCAGACCGAAGCCGGTGACCTGCACGTCCTCCTCGTAGGAGCGCTCGGAGGTGTCCAGATCGAACAGATCGGGATATTCCTCCTTGTGCTCCTTGTAGGTCCGTCCCCACCAGGCCTTGATTCCGGGCCACAGTGCTTTCGGATGATTGCCGGTTGTGATAACGCCTGCCATTGGTCAGCCCTCCTTAGGCGATGCCGAGGAGGCCGCCAGCGGTGGCCTCGGTGTGCAGAGCGATGAGAACTTCGACCTTGGCATGCGTCAGGGTCGTGTCGTTATCTTCGCGGTTGACCGCACGCAGGATCAGAAGCTGATACGTCGCGTCGGCGCCGGGGGCGGTCGACGTGGTGTCCAGCTCCGTCCCGGAACGTCCGGTGAAGGTATTGCCGGCATGCGTCTTGATGAGCACCGCATTGAGCCCCATCGAAGCCGCTGCGATTGCTCCATTGGCCTGGATCTCGAAAATCACGTTGGGGTCGTCGACCACCCACGCGATATCCTCGGTCTCCGCCGGGGAGTGGATGCGATCCAGAGCGGTAGGATTCGCCCCGAAGGCCACCACGACGCCGGTAATGGCGTTCGTTGCTCCTGCCGGAGCCAGGATGGCCCCATGCAATGTGCCAATCGGGAAATGCCCCAGGCCGGGGCGGGTCACCATGGCAGCGTTGCCGGTGCTGCTCTTCCTGACTGCATCGCCGATGAACCAAGCCTCGTCCGTGCCCGCTGCCTTGTGGTAAGGTGTCGCTGCTCCGTTCCAAGGCGAGCCGTTGCGGTAGCGCACAGGGCGCAGCCCGAACGGCGTGTCTGCATTCGCCATTGTTCAGTCCTTTACTGAAAAGAGATTTGAAGGGAGGAGCGACGAAACGTGCGCTTACCGGTCGGCCCGATTGGTGGACTCGATCGATATGTCCGAATAGACCTTCTTGGCGTCTTCCGCGCCTGCTCCTTGGGTATTTCCGCGTCGGATATCCCGTTCCATGTCGTAAACGGGCTTCAGCTTCGCCTTCTGGTCTTCCTTGTGCCACTCCTCGGGAATGGCCATCAGGTAGCCCGTCATGGCGGAACCGTCTTCGTTCACCCCGACCCGTACGGTGCGCGCCGACCCGCGGTCGCCGGTCGTGCCCGAATCGTTGATGAACTCGTACCCCGCCTGCACTGCCTCGGCGATACGTCCGGGCGTATCGTTGACCCAGCGGCCAACCATGCCATTCGGCACCCTTGCATGCAGCTTAGGGCGGGATGTGCCGAGCGGGATACGCTCGCGGCGCCCCTTCTCGACCCGTGTCTCGTCTCGGCCTTCCCTGGCTTCCCGGTTTGGCGGGCGGCCTGGGCCTCTTTTCTCAGGAATTTCCTCGGTCATGCTATGCTCCATCAGCCGTTCAGGTAGTCGTCGGCATACTTTTCTCGGTCTTCCTTGGTGTCCTCGAATACGCCTTGCTTGACAAAGCGTCTGAAGACGGCCTGGTCTTCTTTGGGAACTTGCTCCCACTTCGTGCGGGCGGGCTTCCCACCCCCGTTCGTTCCTTCCACTGCTGCTGCCTTCTTGCGGTTGGCGTTCTCGAATAAATCGGGGAACTCGTCTTTCACCATCTCGGTGATGGCTTCGTAGAATTCCCGGCCCTGGTACATGGTCCCCACGTCCTTGGCCTGCTGATTGGCGTAAATGGTCGCCTTCAGGTGGCCGCCCTTGCCGTACCAGGGGTTTTCCTTGTGCCAGGCGATGAAATTGGGGTCCTCGTCAGGATTGGGCTTATCCGCTTCCTTCGCTGCCGGCTTGGCGGACTCCTTGACCTCCTCCTCCAGCGCGTCGGCCTCGGCCTTGACCTCCTTGAAGGCAGCGGTGTCGCCTGCTTCCACAGCGGCTTCCATGCGCTGTTCCAGGTCCTTCCGCGCCCGCTCGTAGGCCCGCTTGTCGGCCTTCTTCATGTGGATGCCGAGGTCGCTGATCGTGCCCGTCAGCTCCCGCACCTCGCGTTCCAGGCGGGATATCTCGGCCTTGGCGATCTTGTCAGCGCGCGCCGCCAGACGCTCGTTCCTGTCCAGGAACTGCTCTGCGGAGAGGTGCTTGGTCTTGTCGCCGTCCCATTCCTCGGCAGGCTTCCAGCCCATCGTGCGGGCCTTGACCTCGGCCTCGCTTCCCGGTGCGGCTTCCTGCTCGACCTGCTCCTCGGTCTCTACGACCTCCTCGACTTCCTTGATCTCTTGCTCGCTCATTTCTTCTCCTCGAATATCTTTCTCAGCTCATCCGCCGACATCGCCTTGCTCAGGTCGATACGCAGCTTTTCCTTGCCGCCCTCGACCAGGATAAACCGCTTGGCCTTGCCCTCGATGGCGTTCAACGGGCGGATTTCAATCACGTGACGATGGCCAGGATGTCTTTATCGTTCACGATGCGGAACGGGTCGTTCGGGTCCGCAGTGCGAAACTGGCCGGCGTATTTCATGATCGTGACGCGGTCGCCCACTCTCGGGATGGGATCGCCCCAGTCAGCAAAGGCATTCCCGCCGACCGCAATCAACATGCCATTGACGGACGCCATTTGATTGCGGTCTACCTTGTCGTCCGAGTAGATGATCCCGCCTGCGCTTTTCCTCTCCACCGCGTCCAGCTTGACCACGCAGCGGTACTCGACGGGGGTAACCCCCGACTCATTCTTCGTCATCCTTCAGGCTCTCCATCAGCTCTTCATAGGTCAACTCAACGATGTCTTCGCGGATCGCCACCGCGTGCTTGGCATGGTCCGTCCAGTTGTTGCCGCGGCTCCACTGATCCCGGATTTCAGCCGCTTCTCTACGAAGAAGCCCCAGAACCAGAGCCGTTATTGGACTTGCGCGCCATCTCTCGTATTCGTCTTTCGTCAGAGCGCTCGGTGGCATCGATCTTCTTCTCGCCCAGTTGTCTCGTGTCGTCCGCCTTCGCGGCGTCGATGCGGAGCTTGTGCTGGTTCAGGATGCTGTCCAGCAGCAGTCCAAGGCCCGCAATCTCCGCCTTGTCGCTCTCCGCCTCGGCCTTGGCCAGGTTCAGGATGATCTCGGACTTGATCTTGGCCACCTCGGCAATGATCTTCTCGCCCTCCGTCTCGGCACGCATGACCTCGATTTCGAGCTTCTTCTTCTCGATGTCGATCTTGTCCGCTTCCAGCGCAATCTCGGGATTGGGCGGCGGCTCCTCCAGCACAAGCTGGTCCAGATCGGCTACGCCCACAGCCGAAAGGATACGCTTGTTGTTCTCGATCTGGTTGATCGACGGGTCGTCGCGGAACTGCATCAGGAACTCGGCCTGCGCCATCTTCTGAACGTCCGTGACCATGTTCGGATCGGCAGCAGGGGCTACATCCAGGTCCGCGTCCTCGTAATCCTCCCTGGCAATCGCCTCGGGGTCGTCCTGGAACGTGAAATACTGCTGCTGCGGCAGGTACAAGCGGTTCAGCCGAGCAAGCTTCTGGTATTCCTGCTTCAGCGAGCGAAACACCCGCTTGTGGATGGCCGAAAACACCTTCATGCCCTGCTCGATGCGGGCCAGGGTGCGGGATGCGGCCTCATTACTGGGGCCCGTCCCGCCGGTCATCACGTCCTTGACCGAGGAAATGTCCCTGCCGGCCTCGATCAGCAGGCCCAGCAGGTTGAACAGAACGGCGCTGGGGCCGGGGAACTCCAAGGGCACGATATTATCCCTGATCCCGCCCGCCACTTGTTCCACACGCTTGTACTCGCCGGGCCGGAAGGAGCTGTTGCCGCCCTTGATCTTCAGCCCGTAGCCGATAAACCCACCACCGGTGTTCTGCAGATGCCCGGCGTCGAGCATCTGGTTGACCGTCGTGTTGATCGCCTCGTTCATCGGGCGGAGAAGCGCGCCGAAGCCAATTCCAAGGTTGCCCCCATCAGGGGATGGCATGAACAGGAACGGCGTGTAGTACTTCACCGGCTCAATCTTGAGCACCTCGTTTTTGGCGCTCAGCTTGACCCCTTCCTGATCGAACCGCGCCACAATCCGAGCGACCTTCGACGTGTCCTTATGCACCGTGACGATGTACGGCTCGGGGTAGCCATCCTCGTCCAGGTCATCCCACCGATGTTGTTCGTAGAACTCATGCGGCGACTGGTCGTCATTCGGGTCGCCGGTCGTGCCTAGCTCGAACTTGCGGTACAGGCCCATCCTGAACCGCTCCTCGATCTCGTGAGGATACAGCTTGAATACCTGGGTATGACGGGGCACGCGGTCGAACTTGCCGACGTAGTTGAAGACCAGATTGTCCGCCGTCACCAGTTCCGAGCGGTTTCTCCCCAAGCTGGGGTCGAACCATGTCTTTCGTGCAACAAAGCCGACAATGGGCAGGATCACCAGCAACTGGTCGGTGTCCTCCTCCCATTCCTCCATCTCGTCCAGGAGCTGCCAGGACATGTGCCGGCCAATGCGGTTGGCGCGCTCCCGCTTTGCGCCGGGCTTGACCTCCCATTGCTGTTCCTGGGGCTGAGGTTGCGGCTGTCCGCCCTCCATGCCGCCGGGCTGCATCGGACCGGCTTCCAAGGGCGCCATAGGCTGGCCCAACGGGGCGGGGGCCGACACGCCGGATTGGGGTAAGGGAGACCCCATGCCGGCCCCCGGCGCGGTTGGCGCCTGCTGTGCGGCCACGCCCTCGTCAGGGCCAACGACCATACCCTTGACCACATCCCGGCCCTGGATGATCGCCGGGTAGGCGCGTGCCGCAAACTGAATGGCCGCCGTGGTCAGCAGCGGAAACTTGATGTTCGCCGCCTTCGGCCACGGGTAGTTCTTCTCCTCCGTGATCTGAAGCGCAAGGTTCATCGCCTCGCCCATGCGGGTTTCCCAGTCCCGGCGCGATTCCTTGTCGACCGTGTATTCCCGGCACACCCGCTCGCCGATGCGGTTCAGCTCCTCGTCTGACAGGTCATCGGCGATGTTCGTGCTGTCGATGAACTTGAGAAGCTGTGCCGTCGCCTGCTTCGGCGGCTTGCGCCGGGTGCCGTGGTAGGCGTCGGAGGACGAGAGGGCGGCTTCGCTCATCAGGCGATGACCAGCCGGGAATAGACCTGCCACTTGCCGTCCTCGTGGACGAGAGACGGCGCCTCACGCCAGTAGAGCTTTCCCGCCTTGCCTGCCGCGTAGTCGCGCACGCTGTCGAGATAGGCCGCCTCCGCCTCGCTGGGCCGCTCAAACCACTGCGGGAACTCCTCGCCTTCAGGCTTGATGCCGCCGGCCGTCAGCGAGACGAAATAATCGCCGGTCGCGCATTTGGCCGCCGCGCTAGGCTCGCCGACCGGCAGGCCGACAATCTTCTCGACCCGAGCCACCAGCCACAGCTTGTTCAAAGCGGCGGACGTTTCCTTCTGCGCTTCCGGTGTGTAAAGCCTATGCATCTTTTCGGCGCTTCCTCATAAGTTCGCGCATGTAGGCGCGGCGCTTCTCAGCGTCACGATACCGATATGTGTTAGCCACACGCTTTATGTTAGCCACATCGATCAACGGCTCAGGCTCGGCCGTGACAGGCTGATAATCCGGCTCACGAAACGGCGCGGTAAACGAGGGGCAGCCGCCCCAATGCTTCTCGCCGCACAGCCTGCATTTCGGCGCGTCCATCAATACCCCGTGCTGACCGACCGCTCCGCATCGAGGCGGGGGTCGTAACGGTCCAGGCCCTCGTCTTCCTCGATCTCAGGCCGGTATCCAACGGCAAACGTCCTGAACGCATCCGCGCCGTGGCTGGCCTCGTCATGCCTGGGCGCGTCCTTCCAGACGCTCAGCTTGTCGTCCCATTCCCGCCGGTAGCTGTCCAGGTGCTTGATTCCCTGGGAACATCTGGCTTCATCGAAGATGCACATGGGCAGTATTTGGCGAACCATGGGGATATCCACCCGGACCACGTCCTTGCTGCGTTCGATGACCTTGATCGGCCTTACGCCTAACCCCGCAAGCACATCCGCGCGGCTCTGCTCTGCGCTGACATCCGTCACGTTGCCGTCATGCGGCAGATGATGCGTGCCGTAGGTATAGCCCTTTGCATTCAGGATGTTGGCGTAATGGCCGAACCATTCGCCGTGATTCTCGTAGTAGTCTATGAAGTAGTGCCAGCGGCCGATATGCTGGTGAAACCAGATCACCATGTCGTCGTTGCGGCCAATGTCCCAGAACGTGTTGACCCTGACACGGGGATCATAGGGTACCTTCGTAAGCCTGCCATCCCGGCGCATTCTGGCCATTTCCCGGCTGAAGTAAGCCCCCTCAACGGCGGCGGCAAAGGCCTCGTCCGGGGTGGACGGATACTCCCGCCCCATCTCGTCGAGCTGCGTCTCCGCCTTCTTGGCGTACCAGGCCTTCTGCTCTGGCGTGAGCACGATGCCCTTCTCGCCAAGCTCGCGGAAATACGTCTCCATCTCGGCCGTAATCGTCACATGCTCGGGGCTGAGCACGTAGCCCGGCTCCTCCCACCAGGGGAAGAAATGGAACTTGAAATCCAAGGGCGTCAACGTCTTGCCCTGGCGTTGCAGGTTTATCGCGCGCTGGCAGAAGTCGTAGAAATCGCCCTCCCGGCCCTCAGCCGTGGACTCGATGAATATCTGCTGCCCAGCCTGCACGGTGTTGAGTGCGCCGGTCCTGATTTCCATCGCTTTATCGGGAAACTTGGCGCAGATCTTCCCATGCTCCGATACATGCAGGTATTGCAGCGTGCCCGAGCGAAGCGACGTGCCAACCCGGATGTTGCTATTGTTGGCGAAGGTCAGCTCGCGGGCGCTGTCCTGGGTCGCTGGATTGGCGGCCTTTAGCTGTTCGGGCAGCCGGTCATACGGGAATTTTGCTTTATCCCGGAATATGTCTTCCGCATCCTCGCGGGTGTGAGCAATCGTCCCGGCCCGGACGTTGCTGTTGAACATGCAGGCGTCCAGCATGTAGAGCTGGATGAACGTGGAGAAACCGATCTGCCGGGCCTTCAGGATGATGTTCAGATGGTGCAGGTCGTAGAACAGCCGCTCCTGGCCCCAGTTTAACTGGAACTTGACCTCGCGCCCGCTCTTGTCCGTGATGTAGTAGAGGTTGTTCAGGCGCCAGCGGACGTTGCTGAACTGGTCAACTGCCTTCTGAAATTCCGCGGGACTTACCATCGATGCTTTGCAGTAGCTCTTTCAGGGGGTCGGATACGTCGTGGACCATCTGGCCAGCAGTGAGATCAGGTAGCGTTTTCTTGAGCAGCCCCAATGCCGCCGTTACTTGGACTGACGACATGTCGACCGGTTCTTTGGTGGTCGGGTCCGCTTCGCCTAAAACAAACGCATTCAATCGGTTCACGAGCTGACTGGTCTTAATTTTCTCGCGCGTTTTATCGTCGTGCTTAGGGCTCAGTCGGGCAGCCATTACAGGTCTCCTGTGCGGACTCCATCGCGCCCGCGATCTCCCTCGTCTCCAGCGGCAGCCAGGCGCGCTCAAAAAGCGCCTTCACGGCGTCCAGTCCGCCTAGCTTGTACGCAGCAACGGCCATGTCTTCGATGTCGTCAGGGAAATAAGCCCTGTGGCGGTCAGCAAAAATCTTGACCGCGGGGCGCAAAACTCTCTTGATCTGGTCCGCCGGCATCAATAGCCCTTCTTGACGGGCTTCGGTTTGGGTTTTGGCTTCGATTTCTTCGTCATCTCGATCTCCTCGGTATGGCTCAGGAAGCACGCCT